AATTTATTATATAATAAAGTACCCAAATAATTCTGTATATGTATGTCTTGAGCTACGCCTATAAACTGTATAAATTTATCAGCATCTACATTACCTCCGATAATTGATTTTCTTCTTAGCTCTTCAGTTGTTATAAATAATGCCTCCATCTAGTCTTCCTCTTTTTTAAACATGTTCTTCATTTTAGAAAGGAAATTCCACTTATCACTAGACATCTTTTCTCCTGTCTCTTCTTCTTTTCTAACCTTAGTAGAGATATTTTCTAGCTCTGTAAATTCAATAGGCTGTAAAGTAACAAAGTATAGGTTTAAGTAAATACCATTAAAATTAAGGATCTCATTGACAGCATCTATAATTGCTGTCTGAAATGGTCTAATAACTACGTTGTCCATGATCACAGAAGCCGTTCTAAGCTCTTCTGCGTTGTTTCCGAACCCTGTGTTATCTTTTATACCTAAAAGTATAGGAGAAACTATCCTATGGCCTAACATGATCTTCTCTCTACTTTCATCTGCATAGAATTGGTATTGAGCATGAGCATCTGGTAAATGAATAGCCTCTATTGTAGCTTTTCTTTCTGGGTCCTCATTAAACGCTATAATAGCTCTTCCAGCATTAGAAGTACCTCCAAACTTGTCATTGATCTTATTCTCTATTAACTGCTGTGCTTCTTCATCTGGCACACCGTTATTAAAGTTAATGAATAAGCTAGGCTGAATACCGTTCTGAATATTGTTTATATGGTAGTTAGATACCTCACTTTCTAAGTCGCAGTACTGAACACAAGATTGGTAATCAGCAGGTGAATAATAGTAGAATCCAGCTCTGTAAGGTCTAACAACAAAGATCTCTATTTGTTGAGACTTTGCTCCATACCCAAAAGAAGGTATTCTCTTAGGCTCGTCACTAGGTTTAAGATCTTTCCAGCTTGGGTGGTAGTAGTAGGCTTTTATACATCCGTCTTTAGCTTTCTCAGCCCTTAGTGTCTCCATCGGAAAGTGTAGTACTTTTACTATACTTGTCTTAGCCTCGTTATATATAATCTGAAAAGCAGCTTGACCTAAAAGTTTGTAGTCGTTTACTACTTTTTTTAGTTCTTTGTCTTTAATTAGTAGTTTCATTTTAGCGTACATCTCTGGCATTTCTTCAGAGTCTGTAGCGTCTAATCCTCTACCGTATATCATATCTGATATACCGTTAATACAACATGCGTTTGTAGGGCTATCTAAGTACTTGTCTATTAACCCAGTAAAATAATCCTCTCCATCTTCTGTCTCATATAAAACCCAGTCTTTGTTATACACCTCCTTGTATTCTGGAGCCGCATAAGACGATAGGTTTACAAATCTAACACTTTGGTTCTTTTCTTCCATTATCTCATGATATATTGTTGACCAGTTGGATATGCTTCATATTCCATATACTGGTTTGTATTCAATGTGTGATCTACAGCTTTATTTGTTTGAGACGTACAGAATGCTTTGTCTCTATAAAGCAAAGTAGTATCTTGCTTAAGCTCCATAAAATATAATTCACCTTCAGTTAAAATAGTAGATGAAATTTCTATATCTATGTAGTTACCGTTTATTACAGAAGTCAAACCTGACAGCACTTCTTGCTTAGAAGTTCCATCTTGTGTAATAGTCAATACAAGGTCTTCTGCCTCTATGTATTGTCTAGGTACTATTTGGATAGTCTGTGGATCGCTAGTTGGCTGTAACACTTTCATAATAAGATAATCAAAAAATAGTATAATTGTTTTATAAATAAAAAACCCCTTGCCTAAGCAAAGGGTTTAATACCTATTGTGTTTAATAGATTAAGCGTTTGTTCCTTGCTCAACTGTTATAGTAGCACTACCAACATTGATTTCATTAGGAGTCAAAGGATCAATTGTGTAAGCTAAGAAGTTAGCAGGCAATTTTTCCATTGCAGACAATGTTAAAGTGTATCCTGATAAGTCTCCCATTGCAGCACCAGTTACAACTGTACCACCAGATACATCTGCACCATGCTCAACACCTACAACAAATATGTTTTTGTTATAGTCCTCAACTAAAATATGAGGTCTTCCGTAAGCCATCAATTTGATTTGCTTATTGTCTTCTTTGGTTAATTTGTGTAGTGTTAAAGTTAACACTTGCTCAAAGAAAGTAGTTCCATTCTCTCTAGAAGAGTTGATATTTTGTGTTAGGTTGGAGTTGCCTTTTACTTCGTATTTGTAAGCAGTTACAGCAGCTTGAGAAAAATCATCTACCTCATCGGTAGCTGTATCAATCGTAGCAGTTCCATAAGCTCCGTAATTTACAAAGTAAACAGCAGTAATTCCACCAACAACGTCTTTACAGGGTTCTTTACGCCCAGCGTCTAAAATACAAGCCATTTATATATGTTTTTAAAGATTAGTTATTTAATTATTGGGGAGGCTTTATGGACCTCCCCATATAATTTATTTATTAAGAATAAAGAACGATATCAGATCCGATTCCGTACTGTACACCGCTTGTAAAACGCATTACAACTCTTACATTCTGCGATCCGTCGATTGGTCCCATGTCTATTACCTGCACTTCATTATGGTCAGAAAGTAAACCTGTTCCAAAGAATAAGTTAGATTTTTCAGCAGCCATTGCAGTGTTGTCAGCTAATCCGTTAGCAACGAATAAAGAAACTCCATCAAAAGTTAAGCTTCCGTTATTCCACCACTGAGTTCCCATTGCATTTGTACCGTTAGCACCTAATCCAGAAGCTCCGAATCCACCTAAAGCTCTTACATAAGCTCTAGCGATGTTTTGAGATACATAAAGGTTTAAGTCTTCTTTACCGTAAACAGCAGAAGGAATAGCATCAACGATTTTACCTAATTCAGCAATTACGTTAGCAGCAGTTACAGTTCCAGCAGTTACATCAATAACAGATGCATCAGCAGTAGCTAAAGTAACTAATCCGTCAAATTCACCAGCAGTAGCGTTAGCTCCAGACCAGATAGTTTGCTCAGTTTTCTCAGCAACTTTTCCTGCAACATGTGCAATTAAGAAATCTTGGAAAGTTGGAGGTAAGTTGTCAAATGCAGAGTATCCCATTTGTACAGCTTCCCAGTCAGATCTGAAGTCTTTTTTACATAACTGTAGGTTTGTTTGAAACTCTTCAGGTTGTAAAATTCTTTCAGTTAATGTGATAGTAGAAGTAGGATCGAAATCACAAGTAGCATCTGCAACGATGCCATCTGTAGCTAATTTCTTCATTACCTCTTTGTATTTCACATTCGGTTTAACAGTAAGTCCACCATTCTCAATAGTAGACGCACTTAGTAAAGCAGCAGCGATGTATTTCCCTGCAAACTCACCAGCATAAGTAGTTGTAATGTTTGTGCTTGTTGCCATTTTTGTTTAGTTTATTTGAATAATTTATTAAATACAGAGTCAACGGTCGTTTTCTTTCCTCTTTGAGCGTATAAGCTTAAAGGGCTTTTAGCAACCTCAGCTTCAGGTGAATGAGCAATAGGCTCAACCGAAACTTCTTCTTCGGTAGACAATTCTACCTCTACTTCTTTAGCCTCAGCTAAATCGTCAGCACTAAGCTCTTGTGGAACTTCCATGCTCTCTTCTTTGCTTCCCATAGATTCGATAATAGCTTCGTACATAGCCTTCATTTCAGCTAATCCTTTAGCTAACTCCTCTTTGGTAGCATATTTGTCGTCTTCTTCCACGATGTCTTCAACAACATCTTCAGGAGAAACCTCGTCTTCTGGCATTTCTGCCAATTCAACCTCAGCTACTTCAGCCTCAGTTTGTACTTCTTGTTCAGCCAATTCAACCTCAGCTTCTGGTTCCGTAGCAGGAGCAGCCTCTACTTGTGGCTTCTCAATAACTTCTCCATCTTCTGAAAGGATGATATTTCTAAACTTTTCTAGAATTTCACTTGCTTTCATATGATATATTAAAATAATTACTTAATAATATAATAGGTAAACTACAAACAGAAAAAACTGTTGTATTTTTACCCATTTTTTCTACTGATTGTTCTTGGAGTATTGATGTTATTAACTCCTTTTGACTCAGGTACTTTCTCGATTAAAGGTTTAGCTTTCACCTCTTCTTTAACCTCTTTTTTCTTCTTTTTAAACATATTTAATTAATTTTAGTTACACTTCCTATTCCTTGTGCTTGTAATGATCCATCACAGCACTTAGTTGAATATTTTCCATTCTTACATAAGCAACCTCTTCTACTATTTTTTGGAGATGTATGGCTTACTGTCTTATTGTTTTTATTACGCATAAGATTGTGTTTTTTGTATAAAGTATATTACATCCCATATCTTAGCAGTACCACCTGTTGATGTGACTTTTATAAAAGACCCATTATCCACAAAGTTTTGGTCTGCATAGTATTGAAATACTTGGTGGAACTCATGGGCGACATCATTGCCTTTTGGGAAAGCTATATCTACTCCTACTCTTTCATAAGGTGTGCCGTTCTCTGCGTCTAATTGCAGTCTAAGATATGTCTGATTAGCATTTGCACTAGAACACTTAAAAGCAATAGTCAATACATAAACATCGTTCAAGTTGTCAGCTAACACTCTTTTTGTTGTACCATTGTAGTAGTCAATACCTGAGTAGCTTCTGTATGTGTTTGCAGAATTATTAGGTAAAGTAATTTCTACTCCATCTGCTAGAC